CAGCTGAAGCGGGCTCACTACACAGAGTTCAAAGAAGAAGACGAAGATCGCACCCTTGAGTTCCCCTTTGCTTCAGAGGAGCCAGTCAACCGTGTCTATGGCATGGAAGTTCTGAGCATGACTTCTGAAGCAATGGACATGAGCCGTCTTAATGACGGCGCACCACTGCTCTTCAATCACGACCCTGATCGAATCATTGGTGTTGTCCAGCGTGCGTACATCAAAGACAAAAGAGCGTACGCAAAGGTCAAGCTCGCTAACAACGAGCTTGGTCGCGAGATGCAGGACCTAATTAGGGATGGCATTGTTCGCAACGTTAGTTTTGGCTACAGAATTAACGACATGGAGGAGGATCGGTCGACCACACCTGTGACGTACCGAGCCACCTCTTTCCAGCCTTACGAGGTCAGCATGGTTTCAATCCCTGCAGACAACGTAGGTGCTGGAATTGGCCGTTCCCTCGCTTCTAGTGAGGAGACGGTCGCGGTCTCAGCCGCACCAAGTCCAACTACACCTTCCGTCATGGAAACTACCCCCAACGTGGAGGCTATCCGCGCTGAGGCCGTTGAGGCCAAGGCCAAGGAAGCCGCTGAAATGTTTGCCCTCGGCAAGCGTCATAACGCAGAGGAACTTGCCTCTGAATTCCTCATTAACTCTCGTTCAATCGACGAGCTGCGCACCGCAATTTTGGAGCGCAAAGCCGTCAGCGAGAAGCCTGTCGCTCAAGCTAGCGATGAGATCGGCCTGACCCAGAAGGAAGCTCGTAGCTTCTCCTTCATGCGTGCCATCAACTATCTGGCAAACCCAGGTGATCGTGGCGCTCGTGAAGCTGCTGCTTTTGAGATTGAAGCCTCTGAAGCACAAGCTGCCAAGCTCGGTCGCGCCTCTCGCGGTATCACCATCCCCACGGATGTGATGAAGCGGGATTTGAACGTTGGTACTGCTACCGCTGGTGGCAACCTCGTTGAGACCGAACTGGATGCTGCCAACTTCATTGATCTGCTGCGGAACGCTTCCGCCCTGGATCAAGCTGGCGCAACCGTGCTGACTGGCCTGTCTGGCAACGTCAACATCCCCCGTCAGTCTGGTGCTGCTACCGCCTACTGGGTTGCTGAATCTGGCTCACCCACCGAGTCCCAGCAGACCATTGATCAGGTTGCACTTACGCCGAAGACTTGCGGTGCTTTCACCGACTTTAGCCGTCGCCTGATGATCCAGTCCTCCATCGATGTGGAGAACATGGTTCGCACCGACCTTGCCAAAGTGCTGGCTCTTGAGATCGACCGCGTCGGTCTGTATGGCTCTGGTTCTTCCAACCAGCCCCTGGGCCTGAAAGACACCACTGGTGTTCTGAGCGAGGACTTTGCAGCTAACGCTCCTACCTTCGCTGAAGTTGTGGCTCTGGAGTCTGACGTGGCTGGTGCTAACGCACTGCTCGGCAGCCCGGTTTATCTGATGAACTCTGCTATGGCAGGTTCACTGAAGACCACTGAGAAGGCCAGCAACACCGCTCAGTTCATCCTGCAAGGTGGTGAAGTCAACGGCTATCGCGCCGTGATCTCCAACCAAGTCGAGAGCAACGATCTTTGGTTCGGTAACTTCTCCGACCTGATCATTGCCTACTTCTCTGGTCTTGATCTCATGGTTGACCCCTACACCGGCAGCACCTCCGGCACCGTTCGTGTTGTTGCTCTGCAGGATGTTGACATCGCTGCTCGCCATGGCGCGAGCTTCTCACGCGGTAACAACACTCTCTGATCATGAAGATCCAGATCCGTAAACAGGTAACGCTGTCGGGTCAAGTAGTCCGTGTTGGGGAGGTCGTTGAGGCTTCCCCTGCGGATGCACTAATCCTTGTTGGACAGGCTGCGGCTGTTGTCTATCACGAGGAACCCGCACCCAAACCTGAGGCGGCACCCGTTGAGTGCCCTATGCCCAAGGCTGAGGCAAAACCTAAAACAACCCGCAGGAGGACCAAATCATGACTGTCCAAAATTTGGGCACCAAGACCGAGCTTTTGTCACTTTCGGCAAATGATGTGGTCGCTGCAAGTGCCAACCGCACTGGTGTTGACCTCGTTGATTACGAGGGTGACATCATGGCGATTTTGGATGCAGAGGCTGGTGGTGCTTCAATCACCTATGCCGTGAAGATCCAAGATTCTGCAGATAACAGCACCTTTGCTGATGTCTCTGGTCTTGCCTTTACGACTACTGATGCCAACACCGCACTTCGCGAAACTCTTCGCATCAACAGCGATGAGGTTCGTCGTTACATCCGCGCCGTAATTACGGTTGCTGGTGGTAGTGGTGCTGGTGCTGTGAGCGTCGTCGCCCTCGGTTCCAAAAAGTACGGCTGATCATGCCAATCAACGACACTGACGGTTTTCTGAACACTGACGAGTTCGGTCTTGACTGTTCTGTTGGTGACACGACTTTCGTCGGTGTCCTTGATTCGCCTGTTGAAGTGATCGCAGGCGGCGTTGCTCTAAGTCGGGAGTATGAGCTTATTGCTGAGACTTCCAAGGTGAGTAGCGTCGCTCGCGGCGATACTGTCACAGTCAATTCTGAGGATTACACCTGTAGAGAAAACAGAGCCATTGATGATGGTGTTTTCTCTGTTCTGTTGTTGAGTAAGGACTGATGGCTGACACCCGCCGAGAGCTGATCCTTGCTCGTATTAAGAGCAATCTCGACTCTGCTACAGGCGCGACTGTGTATCGCAGCCGTGTAGAGCCTTTAGCTCGTGGCGAAGTCCCGGCAATCATTGTTGAGCCTGTCAACGATCAACCAACAGATACCAATTTTTTCGACAAGATCGATTGGTCAATGCGCGTAAGGGTCACAACGCTTGTTCGTGCTGCTGTGCCCGATGATTCATCAGACACTTATACACAACAAGTTCATTCGTTGTTAATGGCAGACCAAACCGTTGATGGCTATGCACTTGATTTGACGCCTGATCGCACAGATTTTGAGCTTTATGAGGCTGATGTCCCGCTTGGTGTAATTAGCCAAGATTTTTTGGTCCGGTATCGTACAAGTAGGACAGACCTGACCTCAGGTTGATTTATGGCTAAAATTGATTCGCAGGTTCCGAATCCTGGTGCGGGCGGCAGCTATCTGTTTGATCCCGAAACAGGTGAGTTTAAACTGATTCAAACCACCACTGCCCCGCAAAACCATGGCACTGACTCGGAAGAAGTTTCTAATCGCAAAGAGCGAAGCAACGTACGGGACCGATCCAAGTCCAGTGGGCGGAAGCGACGCAATTCAAGTAACGGATCTTGAAGTAACACCGATTGAATCTGACAACGTTCAGTCGGCCACTTTGCAAGGATTCATTGGAAATAGTACTCGTGCAACGGTTCTAGCTAATAAAAGAGTCAGCGTTAGCTTTGGTGTTGAGCTTGGTGGATCTGGAACTGCTGGAACTGCACCTGCGTTTGGCCCTCTGCTCAAGGCATGTGGCTTGAGTGAGACTACTGTTGCTGACACCAGCGTCACATATGCAGGCGTAAGTAGCAGCTTTGATTCTGCAACGATCTACTGCTTCTACGACGGCACACGCCATAAAGTGACTGGTTGCCGAGGCACGGTCACCTTCAATTTGACAGCTGGTCAATTGGCTGTTGCCAACTTCCAATTTGTTGGCATTTTCAACGACCCCGACAGCACTGCTTTGTCTGGGACTTTCACCGTTGCAAATCAAGCAGCAGCGCTTGAGGTTAATGACACCAATGTCACCACTGCCACCTTCCACGGTGAGACAAGTGTTCGTATTGAAAGCCTTGACCTTGCCCTGAACAATGAGGTGGTTTACAAGGAAACGCTGAGCAACAAGGAAGTGCATATCACTAACCGCGCTCCTGGTGGCACAGTTGTGATCGAGGCACCTTCAATCTCTAGCCAAGATTATTTTGCCAAAGCGGTTGGCACTTCTACTGCTAATAGCAGCATTGTTCTTGGCGCTACCGCCGGAAATATCGTCACTATGACGATGGCTCAAACTGACATCACAGGTATATCCTATGGTGACACCAACGGGGTGATTTCATTGTCAATGCCGTACTTGGCGCTGCCTACCACTGCTGGCAATAACGGAATTAGCCTGGTATTCACCTGATCTACATGGCCTTCGTCCTTAAGAAAGATTCGACTTACAAGTGGCCCGTCACAGTTGAAGTGCCAATTGATGGCGGGCGCTTTAAGAAAGAAACTTTCACGGCGATTTTCCGCAAGATGTCGCGCTCAGCCTTTAATGACTTGGTTGAGCTAGGTGATGATGAGCTTGTCGATGCAATTATCGATGGCTGGGAAGGCATCAAAGATGAGGACGGCGAGGACCTGCCATTCACTGAAGACATTAAGGGAATTTTGTTTGATGATCCTTACGTTCTGCGTGGCATCGTTACTGCATACAGCGAAAGCCTGACAGGAGAGAAAGCAAAAAACTAACAGAGGCCGCCAAATACTGGATACAAGGCGGCGTTATTGACGAGCGTGAGTCTGATCTTGCTGCGCTCGGTGCGACTCCAGAGCAAATAGCAAATGCAAGGCTGACGTTAGCCGAGCAGGATTTTGAGGTCTGGGAAGACAACTGGGAAACAGTAATGATGTTTCTCAGGATGCAAACGCAGTGGCGGATTGGATTTGCCGGTCCGGTGGGGCTGGACTATGCACCACTAGATTGGCTTTGTAAACTGTACCCAGTGGAGGATCAGCAGCTTCTTTTTGAAGGGCTGCAAATCATGGAGACTACCGCTCTCGACTGCTTTAACAAGAAGAACTGATGGCTGCTGTCACTACCGAGCTCAAAGTTCTTGTCAAAGCCGTAGGCAAGGGTGAAGTTGACAAGCTGTCGAAGTCACTTAATGACCTTGGCGCTAAAGCTGCAGCACCTGCCAATCGACAGTTTCGTGAGCTGTCTATTGAGCTTAAAAAAATCCAGCGCAATAGCACGCAAAGCATTTCAAATTTGCGTGGCTATAGAAACGCATGGCGTGATATTTCTGAGCAAGTCAAAATTGGGAGTCGTGAATTTAACATCGCGACTGAGAATGCAAAGCGTCTTGATGCACAGCTGCAGAAAGCTCAAGGACGGCCAGGAGCGAGGTCAGGACAGCGTTTGAGATCTGCAGCTCAGATTGCTGGAACTATCGCAGGCGCTGGTGTTTTTGGCGGCTTTGAGGGCGCTGCTGGCGCTGGCATTGGTGCTCTTTTTGGTGGGGCGTCTGGAGCGATTGTTGGCGCGGGTATTGGCGCACAAGTTGGCGCAGTTCGACAAGCGTTGGGTGGTGTTGCAGCTTATGGTGCAGAACTCAACAAGTTAAGAATCGCGCTAAGAGGTGTTACTGAGTCACAAGCTGAATATGAACAAACACTGGGGATAATCAAAAAAGCAACACAAGATTTTGCTATTCCACAAAGTGTTCTGACAAGACAGTTCACAAGATTGCAGGCTTCAGTTGCAGGTGCTGGCGGAAGTGTTGGGGATACAGAGAAAGCATTCAAAGGAATTGTCGCTGCTGTTCGGGCTACGGGTGGTTCGTTGCAAGATGTTGATTCAGCTTTGACTGCAACTGCGCAGGTATTCAGTAAAGGCAAGGTATCTGCAGAAGAATTGCGTCAGCAGATTGGTGAGCGTTTGCCGGGTGCATTCACAATATTTGCTAAATCAATTGGCTTGACACCACAAGAACTAGACAAAGCACTCGAAGACGGAAAAGTTAGTTTGAGCGATTTTCTTGTTTTCGCTGAGGATCTATTCGATCGTTACTATGACACTTCACAGCAAATTGCTGGAGGCCCAGAGGCTGCTGGCGATAGGTTGAAAGTTGCTCTTGAAGAGCTAAATGAGGATATAGCGCCCGAAATGACAAAGCTTGGCGCACAGTTTCAAACCTTTGCGACAGAAGCGATTAAGGCGTTGCAGGACGCTTTCAACTTTATGGGCGAGGTCGGCAGGCGTGTTGAAGAAAGAATACAAGGTGGCACAATGATTGAATTACAGCGCAAAGCCTTAGCTGAAACAGTAAGGTCTCTAGTTAGGACTGATTTAACTCCTTTCCAGCGTGAATTTTTAGAAGATGAGTATACGCGTCTTAGCGGTATTATTAGCAGATATGATTTTATTGGCCCGCCTGCACCCACCTCTACAGGAATTTTGCCATCAGACAAAGACGAGCCTGATCCAGATTCTAAACGCGGTGGAAGGAAGCCAATAGATACAAGTCAAAGGATGATTAACCTGCAAGGCCGATTAGGTGAGGCATTGCAGCAACAAAATGCAGAGCTTGTAGCTCAAACAAGGTATTTAATCAGAAATGAAGAGATAGCTCTGAGGTTTGAAAATGGTTCAATCACGGCCAAAAAACAGCAAGAATTGCTGCAAAAAAGTCTTAACAGATTAATCCAAGACGGCAATAGGTTGAGACGTCAAGCCAAAAAGGGCGCTGTTAGTTTCAATGAGGAATTAACAGAGAGTCAAAAGCTTCTTGAGAACATAAAAGGAACTGTTGCGCGAGGTTTGACTAATGCAATTGTAGGCCTTATTGATGGGACTAAATCACTTAGCCAGTCATTGTCAGGCATCCTCAAGCAAATTGGCAGCATGTTGCTGCAGTTTGGAATGAAAACTGCAATTGGTTCAATTTTCCCAACACCAATTACAGCAAGTGCGCGTGGCAATGTGTTTGCTCATAACGGCATTGTTCCTTATGCCAACGGCGGCATCATCAACCGTCCCACAAGGGCATTGATGGGTGAGGCTGGCCCTGAAGCAGTGCTGCCATTGCAGCGTGGTGCTGACGGTCAGCTGGGTGTGCAAGTCACGGGTGAGGCTGGGATGCGTGCAGCCATGGGGCGTTATTCAAGACGTGGTGGCACGACAGGTGCTGCAGCTGCAGCTGAGGCAGGTGTTGCGGAGTTTGGCAGTGTTGGAGGTTCAGGCGCTATTGATGTCAGATACAACGTTGAGCGCATCAACAACGTTGATTACGTTACCGCTGAGCAGTTCCAGGTTGGCCTGCAACGAGCAGCGCAACAGGGTGCTGTTGAGGGTGAGCGCAGAGCCATGGGCTCGCTTCGTAATTCAGCTGCTATGCGTAGGAGGATTGGAGTCTGATGGAATTTGCGTATGGTCACCTTCTTGACATTGGCAGAACTGGTCAGATCAACCAGTACCGCTTCCAAAACTATGCAGTTGGCCAGAACGTAGGCAACTACTCGTTTTTGCCGTTCAGTTTCGGTGGAGCGATGGCTTCGTTTCGCGGAGACAACTTGGATGCAACGCTGCAGTTTGCCAATACGCAGGTGTCG